AACGAGGGGTAACCCCAACCGGCTGACGTGTTGGCGCCACCGTAGTTGTCGATTGTACCGCCACCGACACCCGTTGTAGGGCCACCAGTTGAAGCGTTCGAGAAGGATGAGCAGATAACGTCAAGACCGTCGAACTGCGGGTACGCGCCACCAGAGGTAGGTGCCTCGGCACCCCACAGGATAGCGGTCTCCAAGTCCCAGTAAAGACCGCGGGCAGCACCCTCGATTTCACGGGCACGCAGGTCACCAATCAGGTCTGCGGTAACAGCCTGTGAGTAACCGGTGACAGCACCGACGCTCTGGAGCAGACGAATCTGGAAGTTCTCCTGGGCGTAGTTAGAAGTTGAAACAGCGCGAGCACCACCGTCGGTTACGAAACCGCCCGAAGGAAGCGTTGTACGCTTGTTGAAGTAGTAAACAGTGGAGCCCCACTTGACCGTTGGCAGCGAGCGAACGAGCGGCGCGTAGCGACGCTGGTACTCAAGCAAAACCGGGTCAATCTGCTTTTGTACGAGTGCAGCAGCACCCGCGGCAGTAAGGGCCTCTTCCAAGTCATTAGCCATGATGGCGTTCTCCTTATTGGATTTGGTTAGTTGGTTGGTTGGTTAATTGCTTAGAAGCCGCGGTCGGCTTGAGCAAACTTGTTTTGAAAGAATGGAGTTGAACCCCATGCTTCTACCTGGGCACGACGGAACGCAGCAGAGTTCATCTCGGCAAGCGCACGTGGGTCCAGTTCCTCCGACTCTGACAGGTCAGAGGCGTCGTTTCCGGTTGAGCCACCGACAAGACCCTTGCGGAAAGTGGTTGTACCACTCCGGTAGGACTCAACGGCACTCTTTTGGGCGGCGGCAACGGCTTCGGTGGCGGCCTTAGCGGCGGCCTCCGCAATCATTGCGGCAACCTGGTCGGCTGTGAAAACATTTTCAGACACAATGGTCTCCTTTTGTTCGATTGATTCTTCGGCGGCAACCTCAGCGGCGGCTTCCTCTTCCTCAGCGGCGGGCTCTGCGGCCACTTCCACTTCGGTGGGAGTTTCAGCCTCGGCTTCAGCCTCGGGCTCGGATTCTGTGGCCTTTGATTGGGCGGCAAGAATAAAGCCGGCCAAAGCCTTCAAGTCTGCGTCACTCATGGTGCGGGTAGCAGTCGATTCCTCGGCAGCAACCTCAACCGGAGCATCGGCAGTTGTGATTTCGTCAGACACTTCTGACTCCTTATCTTCAGTTGGGGCATTGTCTACTGACTCTGCCTGTGGTACGGGATTGCCGCAAGTAGGGCAATACATGGCGTCTTGAGGAGCAGTCTCTCCGCAAGAAGCGCACTCTGGCGCGCTGCTGCTGGGCGTAGCGGAAACTACAGCACCGCAGTTGGAGCAGAACATTGCGTCCTCAGCGCATTCCATATTGCACTCGGGGCAACTAAGACCCGTAGGGTTCGAAATTGGAGAAAGTTTTGCGCCGCAAAGGTGGCAGAATTCGGCACTCTCTGAGCACTCGGCTCCGCAAGAAGCGCACTCCATGTTGTTGTCGTCTGGTTGCATTTCGTCGTCATCCTCTGGCCCCATGCCGCTAGCATCGCCAGTAGCATCTACCTGTGACCAGTCAGGCTTAGAAAGGTAAATATCGCCGTCGTCGTCCGGGTCAATTGCGTGCATGGCAGCAATTGCTCCAAAAGCGATGCGGTTTGCTACGACCTTGAGCAAGTGCGGGTCTTGTGTGTAGCCGGTGATGTTGATGCTGTCCATGTCATTGTTCAGAGCAATCGAAGCGTAAGCCTCGAGAACTGACTCAATGTCCATTGCGAGGGCTTCTTGCTCGCTCACAATGTTGATTCCGAACTTCTTGGCGGCAGACTTAATGCGCGACTTAATGCGAGCAAGTTGGGCTGCGGTGTAGAGATTTGCGTTGTCGCCTTGGTTAATGTATGACCAAGCGGCGCGAACGTGAGCGGCCGTGTTAATAGGGTAACGCTTCTTCTTGTCCTTCTGGTAACCAGGGTCAGCGTAAGCAACGTCGCCGTAAGGCTTCTTGGGTTCCTTGGCTTCAGCCAATTGCTCAAGAGCGGAGAAGGTCTCAACAACCTCTGCTTCGTCTACTGATTCGAAGACTGAGAGACGGCTGTTGGCAGATTCAGCAAGTTGTGCGTACTGTACTTCCGCACCTTCGACCCCGGGGCTGTTGGTGAAGTCAATGCCGTGAATGGCAAGGTCGTCAGCAGTCGTGGCCTCTTCGCCGTCCGAGTGCAGAGTTGTACGGGGCTCGCCCATCCACTCGCCGCGGATTGAAATGCCCTTAATAAACTTGCCGGCAGCGAGGTTGGCAATGTCACGGCCATACGTCGTATTGGCAATGTCAGCCTCAAAAGCGGCCGAGCCGTCAGGCATCAGGCTTACCTTAGTGATACGGCCTACTGTTGACGTAGCGTCATCCTTGAAGGCCGCTGCGTGACTTGTAGCCATGTTTAGGGGCATTCCCTCGCCGCTTGCCAACTGCTGGCTCATGCGCTCAACAGCCTTAGCAATGTTGTTCTTTGTGTAAAGTCGACGGTTCTTGGAAACACCGGGCTTTAAGAAAATGCCGCGAATTGTTGCTGCCTTGGTTGAGGCCATTTCTTCAATCTCCCAGGATTCTTTGGCATTCAGTTGACGCATAATCCCGTTGACCCAAGAGCGGCCTGCATCTCCACCCCAACCGAGCCAAGCAATGTAGCCAGCGGAAGGATTGGATTGGTTTGCCCAGTCCTTACCCTTCTTGTCAACTTCGTGACGGGCAAAGTATGAGTGCATGCGCTTAATGGTGTCAGCGGAAATGTGCTTACCATTGGACAAGTCTCGAGCGCGCGCAACACCTACGGCGGTCATACCGCGACCGTGCTTCTTGCGAAGTTCCAGCGAGCGCGCAGCGTTCTTTCTAACTTGTTCGGGTGGTGAGAAACCGTCTGCCATAATTTTAATTTTCTATCTTGGTGTGTAACGCTTGCCGCGATACTTCCAGTGGCTCAACTGCTTCATGCGGTGTGAGCGTTTAAATAGTCGTTTTTTAAAGGAGCCTTTGCGCGGAGTACCCCACGCAGTCCTTCCCATGTAGCGTCCAGGGGAAAGTTGCTTCTTAAATTTTTTCGGGATACCAGAAACACGCAATTTGCGCATCTTTGCCTTTGCCTCGTATCGCATGAAGCGAACACCAAGCGGGTGGGTGTGCTCAAAAGCAATTTCTGCGTATCCATAACTGCGACGAGAGGCGGATGATTCGCGACTCTTTGCAGTTGAGCGACGGTGACCGTGATACGGAACAGACTTGGTGTGACGCATCTGTCCGCGTGCAGCACGCGCTTTTTGTAAGTTAAGACGTTCTGCCGCTAACTGAGAGGCAGTTTGAGAACCGGCTGGGTACTTTTTGTGTACCTCGTAAGCACCGGCGCGACCTAAGTAGTTGCCCATTAGCCAACTTCTTTGCTAACGAGAGCAGCCGCCTTTTCAGCAGTCATTCCAGTAAAAGGAACTACGGGTTCGCCATCGCTGTAGAAAGGAACGCCGTTAATTTCAATCGGAGTTTGTGACATTATTCGGTTCCAGACGGTGGAGTTGGTGCCTTAAGGGGCGTTTCTGCCTGACTCGTCTTGCCACCGGACTTTTGCTTGTTAGCCTTGTCCTTGGCGGTTCGAGTTGTTGTCTTTGTAACGTTTGGCTGCGGATTTACCGTTGGCGCCACGGGGGCGTTCTTGGTAACAGCAGAACCTTCGCTGTCGGTTCCCATTCCCATTGCGGCGCCTTGGCTCTGAACAACGGCAAGGTTGGCCTTAGAAAGAGCACCCAAGTCAGCCCACAGAACCATGTTCTGGCGGTCAATAAGAACAGCGTCGTCGCCACCCTCAACAGGGGGCTCACCAATGTCTGCGCGGGCCTTGTTAAGAGTCCACGAACCATTGCGGATTCGCTGGTCACGAATTGTTTCGATAACTTCGTCGTCACGCCAGTCGACAACACCAAACTTAAGAATCCAGTCGGTAATGCCGTATGCCTGGTACATCAAAGCAAACGAGAACTTCTCAAGAACGAGTTCTTGGATGGGACCAACGGTGTTAACGCGGAAGGTTTTGTCTTGCGACGTACCAGTTCCACCACCGATGTTACCTGACTCAACAACGCCCACCTTTGACGGAGGCACACCGTAGCCGGAAAGAATTTCGTCACGACGCTGCTGAAGAGTGTTCAACCAATTAGTAATTTGGTTGGTGCCCATTTCCTGGACCATTGCGCCACCCTTGGTCTCAAACAAGTTACCAATGTTGCGCGCACCCAGGTTGCGAATAGCGTATTGTTGCTGGAGACGCTTCATTTCCGATTCGGGAAGAGCGAGAGGCCAGTCAACGTGAGCGCGCATGGGGTCACCGCGCTTCATCGTTTCCTTAATCAATGCAGCAGTAAAGAGCCAAGACGTAATAGGAAGAATGTTCTTTTGCGTAGGAGACACACCGTACAGAGTGTCACCAGGCGAGTCAAACTTAACGTGGATAACCTCGTTAGGCTTAAAGTGAGCAATGCGGTTAGTGGGCGTCTTTTGGACGTACCCCTTAATAACACCGTGCTCGTCGGAAAGAACGGTCATCGTTGTGGGGTCAAGCGGGTAGAGCGCAACAGGCTCACCCATAACCCAAACAACTTCAGTGAAAGAGTCGCCGAAAATAAGAAGGTCGGTAATAACCGCACGCATCAATTGGCGAATGTCGTCGTGAGGATTCACGTACTTTAGAAGAGCCTGAACCTTTTTAACAGCGTCGGGAGCCTCTGGAGTCTTCTTAGCGCCAGTAACACCGCCGTCGTAAATCACCTCGAGACCACCAGCAGTGGCGGTACGAGCGATTGTGTCAATTGAGGCAGAAGCCCACGTGCAAGCCAAGTAAGCCTGCAAGAGTTGCTGCATAAACGTTGGGCGGTCAAGAGTACCAGCCGTGACGTTTTGCCCCGGGTTTACTTCAGTAGTTCCGCCGATGGGAACGCCAGTAGCGTAACCAGCGCGCTTGGGGCTGCTCTTTGGGCGTGCTTCGGCAATTGCCTCATACGCGGATAACGTC